TTGGTTGCAGTCCAACAGGACTACAACTCAGATAAGCTAAAAGTCGAGTCAAAAGAAAAGACTCGTAAAAACTTAGATCGGGGTGCATCACCAGACAGAGCAGATGCTTTTGTGCTTACTTTTGCCAGCTATGCCAGCATGTCAGGCACTTCCACTAGCTGGAAGAAGCCACTTGAAAGGCCCATGATTGGGATTGTTTGATTTGTTCAACCGTTTGTTCAACCGTTTGTTGCAACAAAGTGGAGTATAGCAAAACCACTTGACTATCCTACATTTTATCCATAGTTTGTAACCAAACTCCCATATTATGTTAACTTATTTGTTCAATTTATGAAGTCCGAAGCAGAACTTTTAACCGAGACATACAAGCTAGAAGACGAGCAAATACGCCTCTCCGGTGCCGAGCCAATGGAGGAACAAGAGCTTGAAGGGATTATTGCCTCATTAATAGAAGAGGCTCAAGATTACATTGATTTAACAGAAGCCCCAGATAGAGTTAAAGCCAGTGACTACTATCAGGGGAAACCTTTTGGTAATGAAGAAGACGGACGTTCCCAAGTTATCTCTTATGACGTAAGGGACACCGTTTCACTGATGATGCCTCAGATAATGAGGACATTCTTTGGTTCCGAGAAGGTAGTAGAATTCGTACCAAGAGAGGCCAGTGACGTACCAAACAGTGAGCAAGCCTCAGATTACGTCAATCAAGTAGTTTTAGGCCAAGATAACCCTGCTTTTTCAGTCTTTTACAATGTTTTCAAAGATGCCCTCGTAAAACGAATAGGGGTTATAAAGGTTGATTGGGAGAGGAAAGAAGAGGTTGAGCATGAAGAATTTTCGATGCTTGACGATATGGGAGTGGAAGCATTACTAGCTGACCCTGACATAGAAGCATCACAAGTCGAAAGTTATCCCGATCCGAGTTACGTGCCACCTCCACCAGAGATGCTGGCACAAGCACAACAACAAGCACAAGCACAAGGTCAACCGATCCCACAAGAACCACCTGTACCCCAGTTACATGATGTGGTTATACGAAGGGTTAGTTCACAAGGCCAGATCATTGTTGAAGCAATACCACCAGAAGAATTTTTAATAGACAGACGGGCCAAATCAGTAGAAGAGTCGTCAATAATAGCTCATAGACGTTATCTTTCAGTCTCAGAATTAGTCCAAATGGGCTACGATTTTGAAGAGATGTTGGCTCTTGCAGGTGGAGAAGACGAATTTGACTCCAACACAGAGTATCTTTCACGGCATGCAGTTGGTAGTTTCCCTGATAATACAGCAGGTGGAGATGCTAACCGTAAGGTTTTATACATTGAATCTTATGCCAGAGTGGACTATGACGGTGATGGTATATCAGAGTTGAGACGTTTCTGCACAGCAGGATCACATCACGAACTGTTACATCATTCTCCAGTGAATTCTATACCGTTTGTCGTGTTTAACGGGCATCCTGAACCTCATAAGTGGGTTGGTAGTTCTGTTGCAGACCTGACAATGGATATACAACTCATCAAAAGTAGCGTTTTACGGAATATGCTTGACAGTCTCGCCAAGAGCATTCATCCAGATACGTGGTTTGTTGAGGGCCAAGTAAATGAAGATGACATACTTTCCAATAAAGTTGGCAAGGTAGTAAGGACACGTAGTGCAGGTGTAGTTGGAGAATTTATAAAGAACTTCTCTGGTAAAGAGGCATTCCCGATGATGGATTACCTTGACCAGATCAAAGAAGACAGAACTGGCATGAGCAAAGCCAGCATGGGGTTAAACCCAGATGCTCTCCAATCAAGCACCAAAGCAGCAGTTTCAGCAACAGTATCAGCATCACAGGCCCAGATAGAACTTCTATGCCGTGTCTTTGCTGAGAATGGTATGAAACCGTTGTTTAAGAAGATATTAAAACTCTTGAATAAGCATCAAGAGAAAGCCCGAATGGTTCGTTTAAGGAACCAATGGATACCGATTGACCCACGAACATGGGACTCTGACATGGACGTTTCTGTCAATGTAGCATTGGGTCTCGGTACCACAGAAGAACGTATGCAAATGCTTGAAGCTATTTCGTTAAAACAAGCAACGATTCTAGCAGAGCAAGGGTTAGATAATCCTCTGGTGACAAACCAGCAGTATCACAACACTTTAACCAAGATGACAGAATTATCTGGCTATAAAGACACACAGAGTTTCTGGACAGACCCAGCAACTTACGAGCCACCAGAACCAACACCACCAGAACCAACACCTGATGAAATATTTGCACAAGCACAAGCAGATAAGGTTCGTGCAGATATGGAAGTAGATCAGGCACGTTTAACATTAGATCGTGAAAAGATGGTACGTGACGATGACCTACAAAGAGACAAGATGGAATCTGACTTAGAGATGAAAGTCAAGGAAATGGAGAACAAATACCAGACTACTGTTGACCAAGCCGAAATTAGAGGCCGGATGGAGAGAGATAGAGAACAACTAAAAGCAGAAGCCCAGCAACTCCTTCAGCAAAGGCAGATGGAACAACAAGCACAACAAGCACCTCCAATGCCATCACAAGACATGAATCCAGAGCAGATGGGGATGCCAGCACCACCAATACCAAACTAAATGGCACGTACACCAAAAGAAGAAAGAATTAGTAAAGGGATCTCAGCAAAAACGCTGATTGAAGACCCAATTCTTCAGGAAGTATTTGAAAAATTGGAAACATCTTACAACAACGCTTGGATATCTTCAGGTTTAGATGATGTGCAGAAAAGGGAGACTTTGTATTTGTCTATCCGTGCTTTGTCACAGTTTAAACTTGAGCTAGAATCCATGATTATGGGGGGCAAAATTGCCCAAAAAGAATAATTAAGTGATGGGTAATCAGCTAGTCTGAATAGACCTTATCATAGAAAGAAAATATGGCTGAAGAAGTAATAGACGGGATCAGTTCCCACGTGGGTAACGATCTTGGCGAAGCAGCAAAAGCATGGGGCAACGAACTGGCCTTAGAGAACGGTGAGGAATTACCTGAAGAAGATAACCAGTTGATGCCAGATTCGGCTGAAGAAGAACCAGTCGAAGAGTTTGAGCAAGATGAAGAGTATGAGGAAGACGAAGACGAACCGGAGGAGCAACGTTTTGAAGTAAAGTCCGATGGGGAAGTCAAGTCTGTCACTTTAAAAGAGTTACAAGATAACTTTTCAAAAGGTGAGAATTATACTCAGAAAAGTCAGGGTCTTTCCGAAGAACGAAAGGCGTTTGAAAATGAAGTTGCAGAAGCAAGACAAATGAGAGAGCAAGCAATCTCCATCCTTGAATCAGCACAAGCTCAAACTCAGCCAGTACAGCAAGACCAAGCCTACTGGGACAACCTGAAAGACACAGATCCGATGCAGTGGATGATGGAAAGAGATGCTCTTAGAGAGTCGCAGATGGAGAATCAACTTCGTGGACAACAGTTACAACAGTTGAAAGCACAAGAATCCTCCGAGATGCAACAACAACATGAGCAATACTTGTCATCACAACGGGTAGAGTTAAAATCACTCGTACCTGAATGGGATGACGTAAAAGTAGCCGATACCGAAAAGAAATTAGTTCTTGAATGGGCAAGCACACAGGGCAGATTTACCAAAGAAGAGTTAGATAATGCCTACGATGCCAGAGCAGTAGCAGTGATGAGAAAAGCAATGCTATATGACAAAATTCAAGAAAAACGGAAAGGTCTCAAACCCATTCAACGCCAAAGCATGAGAGCAGGATCACAGTCTGAGGAGCCTAGTAAGATGAAAGCTGGAAAGGCATCACAGAGACTTAAAAAATCTGGCAGTGTCGAAGATGCTGCTGGGGTATTCTATAATATGATTCGTTCAAAATAAGGAGATAGCAATGGCTATAGTTACAGGAACTTACCAAACTTACACATCTATTGGTAGACGTGAAGATTTGAGTAATACAATTTATAATATTTCGCCCTCAGATGTGCCTTTTATGAGCATGATTGGAAGGTCGAAAGCCACAAATACTTTGGCAGAATGGCAAACGGACTCACTTTCGGCTGCCTCAAATAATGCACAGGTGGAAGGAGATTCCTATACTTTTGCAACAGTAGCACCAACTGTGAGACTTGGGAATTATACCCAAATCTCTACAAAGACGGTGGTTATTTCAGGTTCTCAGCAAGCATCTAACAATGCTGGTAGAGATTCAGAAATGAGTCTACAACTCGCTAAAAATTCCAAAAGCCTCAAGCGTGATATGGAAACTGCACTAACAGGCAAAGTAGCAAAAGCTGTTGGTAGTGCAAGTGCAGCCCGTACACTAGGTGGTTTGGAAACTTGGACATCAACAAACGTAAGTCGTGGTTCTGGTTCCCCAAGTGGTTCTGGTGCCGGAGCAGGTGCAGCTCCAGTTGATGCTGGCACGAAGCGAGCTTTCACAGAAACTATTCTGAAAGCAGTGATTCAATCCACTTACTCAAGTGGCGGAGACCCTTCCGTTTTAATGGTTGGCCCGTTTAATAAGGGTGTGGTCAGCGGATTTACAGGAAGAGCTTCAGCACGTCAAATGATTGGAGAATCAAAAATCCAAGCAGCAGCCGATTTGTATGCTTCTGATTTTGGAGATTTGAAAGTAATTCCAAATCGTTTCCAACGTGAACAATCTGCATTTGTTTTAGATCCTGAGTATTGGTCTGTAGCATATTTCAGAGACTTCAAACAGGAAGATGTGGCTAAAACTTCTGATGCAACTAAAAAGGCACTTTTAGTGGAATATTCACTGATTGCCAAAAATGAAGCAGCATCAGGAATCTGTGCAGATTTAACTGTTTCTTAATATGTCTGCAAGTAGAAAAACTCTGCTTGATTGGTCTCAGGGGAAGACGGAAGTCTTCTCTTGGGATCAACACGACAAGACCTTCACGATTGAATCGAAGGAGGACGTTGAGCCACTTATCAAGTTGGCAAAAAACATGTCTGATCTTGAGCCATCGAAAGAGGTACGTCATGCAGCAGTCATCCCAAAATTTGTTTTAGACGAAAGCCTGAGAAAAAAATGGACACCGAAAGATTGGAAGAAATGGGCGAACAACCCAGACAACAAAATGTTTCGGACGTGGCAGGGGAGACTTTAAAAGTTGCTATATTAATAGCTTCAACAACAAAAGCATATCCGAGTAAATTTGTTGAGTGTTTGGCAAACATGATTGCTTATTTCCAGAACTCCGATTTTAACGGGGAACACTCAATAAAAGTATTCACAACATTTGGGAGTGTGTTACCAGAAATTAGGCATCGTTTAATAGGAGATGCAATCTCTTGGAAAGCAACCCATGTTTTAATGCTGGCACCAGAATTGACGTTTCCAGAAGATTCAATTCATAGGATGCTGGCACGAGGTAGAGGGATAGTAGCAGTAAACTATCTGGTAGATTTTTCGACAAGGAAATTCGCTGCATACAAAGAAGAAGGATCAATTGTACCAGATGTGAGGCTACCAGAAACTGAAGAAGTTGAAGGGGTAGCATTGGGTATGTGCTTACTTAATATGCCCGTGTTCGATGTTCTGGAGATCCCATTCTTTGAATATAAGCAGATTGGGGAGACCCCAGCGTTTTATGAAGACTATATTGCATTTTGGGAACAAGTTAAAATGAAGAAGATACCTTGTGTTATTGACCATCAACTTTCTCAAGAAGTTAAGAGTCTGCACCACGGAGAATTATGGCATTAACAAATTATACTGAACTAAAAGCATCGGTTGCTGATTTTTTGAACAGGGCCGACTTAACCTCTGTAATACCTGATTTTATCACTATGACAGAGTCAGAGTTTAACAGAACTTTACGGGTTGGTAACATGGCACTCAGGTCACAAGCACCAATCACATCACAGTATGTAAAACTTCCGGTAGGATATATCGGTATGAGAAATATTGATTTACTCACTGACCCTGTAACACCTTTGTCATACAAAAATCTACAAAACTTAGATAGACACCGATCAAGTGACCCTACTGGGAAACCTTTGTATTACTCGGTTATGAAAAATAATATTGAGTTTGCTCCGGTACCGGACGGAGAGTATACGATTGAGATTGTATACTATCAAAAGATTCCACCTCTGTCAGCAAATCCAACAAACTGGTTATTAGACGATCATCCTGATGCTTATTTGTATGGTGCCCTGATGCATTCTGCTCCGTATCTGCAAGCAGACGAGAGGGCAGGTCTTTGGGCTGGGAAATATAACCAGATAATTCAGCAGATAATAAGTTCGGATGATAAAGCCAAATTTTCTGGCTCAACTCCATCAATTTCATTTACACCATTTGGATAAAACAACATGGCAGGATTCACAAATTACTTAGAAGATAAAATAATAAATCATCTGTTTGGGGATGCAACAGGAGTCGGTCAAGCTGACAATTATGTGGCTCCAACGACATGGTATGTAGGGTTGCAAACAGCTAGTCCTTCAGACTCAGCAGGAGGGACAGAAGTGTCTGGAGGAGGTTACGCTAGACAATCAGTAGCATGGAGTTTGCAAACAGGCGGAGTGGCTCAAGCATCGAATACATCAGCCTTGACATGGGATGCGGCAACTACGGACTGGGGGCAAGTTACACACGCTGGGGTTTATGATGCTGCTACGTCTGGGAATCTAATAGCATACGAAACCTTAACTAAAGCAGATTTTTCGACTGCTAACCCGAAAACTGTGAACACCGGAGATATTTTCAAGATCGACTCAGCTAATCTGAAAATTCAACTTGACTGATTATGCTATATTTTGGTTCAAGAAACTTTGGTCAGGCTAACTTTGGACAAGGGGTTGCCATTGCTACAGTTGACGAAGCACTTTCAACTTCTAGTATGGATGTCCACGGTTATAGACTTCTTGCCGACTGTACACTTGACCCAACGGCAACAACTAACATAGATGTTGCTGCTGGCATACAAAGAATGGGGCATCTCCAGATAACCCCAACTACGACTGTTATTATGTCAGGAGTTAAAATGGAGTGGGTTGCACGAGTTGATCTTGGAATTGCAAAAGGGACAGTGCCTACTTTTGGTTATATAGCATGGGACTCACAATACATTACTGATACAACATGGACAACTCAAGAAGTGGATTAAATTATGGCTAATACAACTAACTTTTCTATAGAGACCCCTACTGTCGGAGGCTACCGTAATACTTGGGGCGGAACCATAAACACAGGGTTAAGCCGTATTGATGAACTGCTGGCACTTGCTATGCCCATCGGCACAATTCAGATGTATCCAAAAACAACGGCACCTACTGCTACAGCAAACGGTGGCACATGGTTAGTTTGTGATGGTAGTACAAAAGTAAGAACAGATTATCCGGCTTTGCACACACTTCTTACAACTACTTACGGGGCTTACCCATCTGGCACTACATTTGTCCTCCCAGATTTACGAGCAAGAGTCCCCGTTGGTTATAATGCCAGCACTATTGGTTCTGGGGTAACAGTCCGTTCCGGCAGGGCAATAGCAACAACCTCTGGAGGAACTGAGGGGCATATTCTGACAACAGGAGAATTATCGGCTCATTCTCACTCAATACCAGCGACTACTCATGTCCACGCCATAACTGATGCCTCACACGCTCATGTTGGTGTACGAGCCGATGGAGGTGCTGGAACTGAAGATGCTTCCCTTTCGATCACGGATAATGGTCATTTCCACGATTTCCAGATAGTAGATGTTTGGGGGGGTTCAAATCAAGCAGATAACACTTATCAACCTCAAAAGGATGTTTCTAAAAAAGTCGAAAATAGGAGTACAACTACAAAAGTGACAGGGATTTCAATAGCCGACCACAAACATACTTTCAATACAAATTCCGTCCCAACTGGAATAACTGGTACAAATGCAAGTGTTATAGGCGTTACGTCAACTACTCCAGACACAGGAAGTAATGCCACCCACAATAATATGCAACCTTTCGTTGTAGTTAATTACATTATTTTAGCAAAACACCCTGATTTTACTTAATTATGTCAACAATAACTTATGCAGTCACAGTAGTCTCAGCAAAGTTCTTAATAGACGGTTCTGGGCCTTCTACGAAACTCACGTTCAGGGATGGAGACACTTATATATTTGACCAGA